ACTGTTGAAGGATATCTTGAAACATAGTTTGTGAATATATCGGTAAATCTGTGAACCTCACCATCTTTGATGGTTTTTATCCACAACACACCCCCAGTTTCTTTACGGATAAATAATTCATCAGTAGGGTTGGATGAGGTAGACTCATACGTGGTGACTGCCTCACTCGCAGGTATATATAGATAATCTGGCTCGAATTCGATTAGACCTGATCCTATTTCAGTATTAATATCTACGAACCCAAATTTATCAAGTATCCATCCACCATCATACACATTAACATTATTAGTTGGAGTATTTCTTGGAGATATGGTTAGATCACCATCCAATCCAGATAGAGGCACTATTCGTGTGCCTCCAGTTAATTCTGTATATGAGGAAACGCCTCCCTCTGCCACAGTGTCGTAATATGTACTTGCTGTTATTGGACCATTGACAGGTGTTGTTGGATCATCTGACGATACCAATTCCACTAAGGGATTCCCTAAACTATCTACGAATGAAATACCATCCAATATAACCTCGTTTATCACTAATACTGGATCAGTGGGGTCTATTGGTTGGTTGTCATCCTTGAATGTCAAAAAGTTTAATGTATAGTGTCCAGATAGAGGATCGAAATCTTCTGTTAATGAGGATAATCCAGACCTATGCAGTTCATCATATGTCAATATATCAGATACACTATAATCAAATGAAGAACCTTCTGTAAAAAGAGTATCATAATAGGCATAACCATCCAATATTAGATTTTTTGTGATTGGGGTATTTGAAAACGAATCTTCGAAGGATTTTGTGAAATCCTGTGAATTTGATAATAGGGAGAACATGTTTCCATATATATCATACTTTGAATCTTTGACTGCTCCCTCGTTGAAAAGATTATCGACAAATTTCTTCGTCTCTGGGGTGATATTAGATGTATATCCATGTGTTGATATATCCATCTTACCGAGTATTGGCTCATCTGCTATTAATCCAGATGTGCCATTCCTTTTAACAAAATTTAAATCAAAAAAGAATGAGAGTACAGGATTAGCGTTTCCTGTCACATTTGGATCTGGGAAATAATATATTGAATCTGGTAATAGTTTACTAGTGTCTACTTCATAGCTATTAGTTTTACCCTCCACAAATAGTAGAGATGTGTTGGATGGTCGGAAGAACCCCATTTCTTCAACTGTATCGAATATAGTTGGAGCTGTTGCTACATTAGTAGGATTATATATATTTTGGTAGTCATTATAATCGTTCACACCCTTATCAAAAAGTGCTCCTGATACATACTCAGTACCTGTTGAGTTTGTGCTAAGATAATGAAACTCTGTTCCAATATACTTCTTAGACATCGATCTCTGATTATCTAACAAATCATCAACTTCTTTCAGACTTTTTAGCTCGTCCGACATATCGCCAAATAATTCTTCAATTATTACCGAATTATCTTTTAGGAAAATATCTGCTCCATAATCAAGACTCTTGGCATCATAGACAGCAGCATCGTAGGGAAGATTGAATGAATAGTCGTTAGTGTATAGTTCACGAATATCGACGAATATTTTCTCCTTGATCCTTTCAACATCATATATGATACGAGAATCTTGCACGTTTTCGATATAATTTATTATATTTTCAATTATAGCTCGTTCAAGACCAAACGAAGTCCCCTTTATCTTTCTCTCAGTTATTCCATTCTTAATCAACTCTCGTTGATTATTGTAGTACCCCACAATTTCTTTCAACTTGCGTGTGAATATTGGTGTTGCTAATTCCAATTCGAGGGGGTTGGTGTAATCTAAATTGCTTAGATATTCTCTCTCTTCAATCGTGGTATAGTTTATAGATAGATCTTTGATAAAATCTCTATACAGTTGAGTAATAATCACCTTTGAATCCACCGACGAAGTTTGTGTGGTAGTAGCCCAAGCCTTTAGATAGAAACTATAATAATTTTTAATAGTTTCTGGTTCAAAGGTTACTTTGATTAACTTAATGAATTCTAGGAACCCAAATGGGGAATGTTGATCTAAAACATCAACATCCTTAACATTTTGGTTTGTTATTGATCTTGATACTGGAGGGTATCCTATTTGACTGGCTTGTGACATCGATTATATTTATTGTAATAATATGATTATTCAACAACTCTTGTTGATAAAACATCAGTTAATGTATCGTACATGATTACATCGAACAAATTGTATTGACCTTCCTTCTTAGACTTGAACTCATCGTGTGATACACTTGTCTGTTCAAACTCGAAATTAATGTTTCCTCCAAGAATGGTATCATCGTATTCTGGAGTAAACTCAAAGAATCTATAGAATTTAGGAATATCGTCCAAAGTGTTAGAATCGTTTAGTACCAACCCCCATCCGAAATCCTCATTATATGAACTTAGTGGATATTGAGAAGCACTCAATGATTCAGTTGGTTGGTAAGTATTCAATCTCATGTATTCTCCACTGAATTTCTCTAACGCTACAATATCTATACCCGCAGAGCATTCATAGGTATATAAGTCGATCTCATCACCCAAATTTTTACCATAAGTCAATCTGTCTGTATGTCCTCTAGAATCGAAATTCTCTTGGAATTTATTCTTATACCCAATTAAACCTCCATCATCTATAGAGAACATATTAACGTGTCTTGATATGGTATCTGGAAAATTCATAATGCTAGAATCAAATACGTTGATTGTTTTACCAACCATATTATTAGCAGAGTTGAGTGCGAATATATCACACTTATCAACATTCACATTATTATCCACGAAGTTTGTTATTTTTTCGTGGGTTTTTACCCCGAAATTATTATTAACATCCCCGCCAGCGTCCCCCATAATAGATCCGATGAATTCATCAAATAATACTGGTTGATTTAGCATAGACTCTTGGAAAGTGAGGCTTTTGATAGTTTCTATAGGTGAAAATTCTTCGCCATATTTATAAAGTTTGTAGGGATTCTCATTATATACTCTAAGCTCGACATGTTCTCCCGATACACTGGCAGATGACATATTATATCCTGATATAGTAATATCCGCATATTCCCCACTAAGTTGATTAAACTTTAAAGTATATCTATGTGCCCACACATTTTCAGTATCAATTGCTCCACTTAGAGGAACCTGAGTGAGTTCATATAACTCAACAGGAACTGCGCCACCAGCAGAGTATGATATAACGATTTCTGGTGTAAATTCTAGAGGATTAGATACCGCGCCAATGTCTGCTGGATTCCCCCCGACATCATATAACTCATCTACATATTTTATAGTGTATGGGAAATTAGGGTTTCTGCCAGTTACCATAAATTGGAATGGGGTGTTAATGTACTTGATATCAGATACTTGGAATGTGTCAACGCCCAGACCCTCACCTAACATGCCATTAGATGATATCCCGATGGTTACATCCCCATCAGACTCATATGCTAATGAATTATATACATTTATCCCTATTTTTAAGAATGTTGTATTATGTACGTTTGACTCTACTCCATAGGACTCACTGAATACATATTGATCATTGTCATAATATAGAGACAGTGTTAGATCTTCTTGAGGTGTGTCGTGACTAAGATAGACATCTTGTGATGCGGTCATCCCTGCATAGAATGAGGAATCTACGAATTCGCTAGATTGTACAACCTCGCCTGAATCGTCCATAATCACATAAACTGGATCATATACAAATTCGATATAATCAACCTTATCGTATTGATGGGTTGCTAAAATATTATTATATATCTTCTTGTGTAGTGTGTAGAATAGGTCTAAATGCGCATACGGAGTGCTCTTTATGTCTCTCCATGCTTTACAATCTTCGCTATTGTCAATATGATAATTAACATTGATTGCCGTTTGATAATGGGGTACAGTTGTTGTGATGGTGAGAGCGTCTGATATAATAGCAGCAGATAATGTTTCTATGGAAGTAGTATCTCCAGTAGTGAAATTGAGTGGTATAAAATCAAGTATAACCACCTCCTGTGTGTATGTGGAGTATATCACCTTATTGCCACAACCATACACCACAAGCTGAACCAAATAGCTTCCAGCCCTATCGTAGTGCTTTATGGGAGAGAAATCATTGGAAGTGGTTCCATCACCAAATATCCATTCGATATTGCCTCTATATTTCTCATTAGCGTTTGGGATAAATTTTAAAAACGTTTGTTCGAAGCTATACGCACTTAACGTAGGTGATCCTGTGTGATCCTCTACCTCAAATGTGATTAAGTCTATATTTATACCTTCTGTTTGTTGGTCTGTGTTACTCATCTACAATCTCAATTTTATTAATTAGTGCGTTTGGTGCATATAGGTATGGGAATTTGAAGAAGTCTAATGTGGTGGTCTGATTCAATAGATTTATGTCAGATCCTTCAAAAACTGGATTCCATGTGATGAAGCTCAAACCTTCAAACGTGATAGATTCGTCAGTATTTGTAGTTACTATTTTCTTAACCCCCTCCAATGATAATATAGAGGATACCAAATCGGTTAATTGAATTGTACCTCCTAAAGTATTATTAGATGATTTAAAAAACTCCGTTATTAGGTTATATATACTACCTTTTAGGTTTTCTTTGGAAATTTTGTTGTTCCTCTCTCTAGTCACCCTAATCACTGAATAGTCCTTACTAGTCGTATCATCAACAACATTGGTAAACCCAACATCGAATGCTATATAGATGGGATCTCTTGGAACAACCTCATGGCTAAGTATCTTCTTATCTAAAGAAGATGTCTTTATGACAGATTTGAAGTTGTTGCTAAGAAATTCGGGGTATTGTCCATCCACAGTGTTTGTGAATGCTGGTACACAGAACACGTTCACATTATTATAGTCGCATGAGTCTGCATAATTGACTTGGTTCAATAAAACTCTATTGACTTTATTTGGATCTACACATATGTCATAGAAGTATTGTATGTAAGAGGCTTGGAATGTGGTATTATCGACAACCTTAACATCGTTTAGGACTGATGGCATAGTCTTCTTGTAAAATGCTTCATAGTCTTCAGTTGTTACTAATCGTAGTTGGTTGCTTAAGAATAGAGATGCATTATCACGAATATCATCCACACCTTCTTCATCAGAAGGTACTGTTGAATTTGTCGTATTGTTGAATAATATATTGTTTGATATGGTGTTATCAATTGATATATCATTATCGAGATTGATATCATCATATATCTCAGTGAATCTGGATGTGTTGTATTGAAAGATTTTCTTGCCACTTAGTGCATTCTTACTAATTATGCCCTTTTGGTTGTCACTGAGAATATAGTATATAGCAACTTCATCATCTGTAGATAATTGTCTACCAAATGTGCCATTACCAAACTTGATTACATAGTGACCATGTTCGTTCAACCTAATTTCATAACTGCGTCCTTTAATCTCAGATAGGTATAGGGAATCCACTTCATCATATTGTCTCCATGCACCAGTCTCCTTCTCCTTAACATATACAACTACGCTACCGTGGGATATGAACCTATCATCAGCATTATCTACTATATTATCAACAGCTATAGTCACCTTCTCGAATGTTTCTCCTTCAGCAACATATGTTGGATATTCTCCAATCTTACCCTGTTGCAAAATAGTATTATTTGATACGCTATCTATATATTGCTCCCCTGTCGCGGTTTTCTCAAAGGATACATCATCCTCTAAAGTGTATTGAATATTATCAATAAGGAAATATGAAAATTTTCGAAGCTTATACGCCCCGATATCCAATGAAGCCTTGGCTGTAGCCTCTAGCGGTATAATTGATGTCTGCTTACCTGTTGGTTTATAGTCAATCAACTTCACGATATTATTCATGTTCTCGTATAGAGAAGATTGGGAGAATAAACTTTCTGATGATGTTTGGTTTAGGTAGAATAGAAGGGTGTGGTTATAATACCCCAATATTTCAATTATTGCGTTTAGGTTACTACCTGCATATACTTGATCGGTAAAGTCAGTGTTGTTACTGAGCTGTTCGATCATAAAATCCCTCAATGAAATTGCATCGAAGTTCGCATACGCATTCTGAGGTAATTTATATTCTAAAGATTGATTTTCTATACTCATTGGATCTATTTAATGTTAAATGACGGCATATCCAGCAGAATTCAATTTACTTTTGATTGATAGACCATATATGTTCAAAGTTGGTATGTTTAGCTGCATTACGATGTATATTTCGTTTTTGTCAGGATCAGCAGATACCAACACTTCATCTACAGTCACTCTAGGTTCAAATCTAGGTAATTCTCGAAGAATATCTGATTCAATTGCGAATAATGTGGAATCGTTGATAGGTTCGAACAAATAACTCCTCAGATCGACCCCATATTCAGGTTCTAATATCTTTTCCCCCTTAGCTGTGGTGAATGCTGTTCCAATACTCACTAATATTGATTCTTTGTCGTACTGCGCCTGCACATCCTCCAATTTCTGAGATTGGTTGAGGTGTGCAGAAAAACGAGTCTGATTGTTTAAATCAAGAAGAATATCTTTGTATAAAAAATCAGACTCGATGCTTTTTTCGGTCTTTTTTGACTTACTGATAGATTTAATTTTGATTGCCATCAGTAGTATTTAGGAGTTTGGTTAAATCTATACTCTCTTAGTAATTTTTTTATTGGCTTTGAGGCTTTCACACACTTGCATCAGATCTAGAGTCATATCATCTACATCTAGGTTATGAATATTAGACATATAGCTTTCCGCGATTGAATCAAATGATTCTTCCAATTCATATGGAATCTGAGCCTTACCAAATAAGTTATTTGGATCTCTTGTATATGCCAAGGATTTTATGTGTTTGATGTGGTGGGGTTGCAACCTACCATCTGATTCTGATCCTGCTCCACCCATCACATCAGCGTTCTTTAAAAACGAAACTATGTTATTCATAGCATCATTGTGATCTTTGGGGCTATTGTAATAGTCCTCATAGTCTAGTAATATATCTTCGAGGGATATACTGGCTAATACTGCTTCTTTTCCTAATAGAGCATCAAATTCTGCATTCATCTCCTCTGCCTTTGCAGTTAAATCCTCACTATCACGAATTGCTTTCTTTGCTACCCCACTAGGTTTAGCTGATCTCCCCTTAATACCCAGAGCACTAGTTAACGCTTTATTGCTTTTTTTATCAACAATAGATTGTTTAAGTTTATCTAATCGACCTTTTGCTTTTCCAGAGTTGTTGATGATTTTACCATATAGACTAGTTACAAAATTTTCCGCATTGAATCTGTTCATCACCCTTGAAATACCATTCATGCTGCCACTATCTTCAGTATTCCATAGATAATCTTTAAATGAATCTAATTTGTCTTTAACGTCTTCTTTAGATAATTTCATAATCCAATTAAGTGGATTTCTAGAATCTTCATACTCATATTCAAGAATGTTTCTGATGATAGGTGTCATACTGGATGGGTCGGAACTTAGGTATTTAAACAACTCTTTATTATCCATGTTCTCCAGTTTATCCATTATACCAGCATGTCTATCCAACTCTGCTTGAACCATTGCAGCTTCTCCATCATCAAGCCCTTCTAAACTTCCACCTAATGCTAAAGCATTCTTGGCAGAATCGCTTAACTCCATGTTATCAATATCATCTTCTAATGTACTTGCCAGTTCAGAAGTCATGTTATCAACTGCTTTGGAAATTTCTTCCTGTAGATAAGTCCAGTGAGTATTTAGGAGAATATCATAATTTCTCTCCCAGTGGTTTTTTGAAATATTATCCGCAGTAGATTGCATTGCTCCGTCTACACTAGCTCCCAATGCATCCATTTCTCGTTCTGTGGCAGACACTTCCTTCTCTTCTCCTTTACCTTGTGAAATGGTTCTATCAACTTCATCACTCAATGTACCTAATACATATTGAGGATTCTCAGAAGGGTCAATATGTTTAGCTATATTATTAACAAATTCCTTATCAGCGGCTAATAATTCCACTGCGAACTGCTGAATGCCTTGTCGGTCCTTTTCCATACCTAATGCACTATTATCATTCAGCCCACGCTTATGATATCTTTCATCAGTTGCTTCTGCTATTAATTTATTCAAGCTCATATCCCTATTTAATGAATTAAAAAGGTAAATATAGGTATGACTTCCAAATTCAATGAATTATACGAATCTTACTCAAAGCGATACGAGCTTGGAGGCTTTTTAGTTGGCGATTTCGTGGTATTCAGACCAGATTATAAAAACAATGAATCTTATAAGGCTATGAATAGTGTTATGAAGACACATGTTGACCAAGTAGTTGATTCAGGTGTACCACTTCGAGTTAGTGGACTAGGTAATAAGTATGGCACTAATACCAACTTAGAGCGTTATATCAAGCCCGATGATGCAGTAGTTACTGTGTCTGTCGATGAAGGTGGTGGACGCTGGTTAGGTAAGATTTCAGTAGGTGCTGGTATGTTAGACATTGCAACCAACACAAGATTTTGTGGGGTTGGTGATGAAAACAAAAAACCTCTTAAAAAAGGAGAAACTTGGACACATGGTGAATATGAAGTTGATGAAGACCACATTACTCGCCAAACCGATAAAGGTAATGGCAAAAACTCTAAAACAAATATTAAGTTGGAACACACTTCTGACTTAAATGACATCGTAACCAATTTATTAAACGAAAAAGTATAAATACTGATATGTATAAGAGAAATTCGTACAAGTTACTTTCAGAGCAATATGATGTGATGCTCCTTAAAGAATCCGCGCCATCATTAAATATTTATGAACTACAATCTAAGATTGGGTACATGAATTTGTCTGAAGCTACGTGGACTGCTGAATTCTCCGAAAAGATTCTTAATGAATTCTTTGGTGGTGGTGTAAAAGCTCTTGGTAAAGGTATTGGTGGTGCAATTGGCGGTGCTGCAAAAAAGGCTGGTGGGAAGCTTAGACAAGCTGGAGCAGATAAAGCAGCAGATTTGGCTGGAAAAGCTAAGGCTGGCGCACAAGCTGGAATGGATAAACTCCAAGCAGGTGCAGATGCAGTTAAAGGCAAAGTTCAGGATGGTGCTGACGCAGTTAGAGATGGTATCGACAATGTTAAGGATCGTGCTGGTAATATGATGGATGATGCTAAAGATGTTTATCAACAAGGTGGACATGAAGCACAACTTCAGAAAGCACAACAACGAGCTGAGAAGACAGTTGGCGATCTTATGTCAATCCTTCAAATGGCAGAACAGGAATATGGTCTTGCATTCAGTGGTCCAGTTGAACAACTCCCACTTGGTGAAGTTGTTAGTGAGCTAGTCAATGCGGCTAAGGGTGCTGGAAATATTAAACGTTCCGCACAAAGAAAACTAGGTAAGTTTGGAGCTAGATAAATAAGTTTAACAAAAAGGGCGAGGTTTAATAACCTCGCCCTTTTTTTTGTCGCTGTATTAGTCTATTCCATTAAACTTTTCTCCATATTGAGTATACAGGCATAGCAGTTGATCTCCTTATTGAGAACAACCTCATGTTTCTCCATATGTTGAGCAACTATCATCATTAGAGACTTTTTATAGTGTTCTTGTATAGCATTGTCGCTATATATCACCTCAAACATATCATCCATTAGCTTTCTATAGTCATTGGAGAACATATCAGTAGAATCCTTGATAATACCTCTAAGATGTTCCATTTTGCCAGTGATCACACTATTTATAATTTGTTTAGCTAGAGATGAATCATCCACAGCAGCTTTATTGAGAAGTATGTTACCTGTAGCACACACTTTCTGCAATTCGTTGATTACTTTACGAAAATCGGGCATATGTCTCTTAATCAACGCTCCCAACGATTTGAGATCGTCTGCGGTATAACTAATACCTTCCTCCTTAAGTATTTTATCACATCTTCTAAGACAATCGTTCAAAGGGTTCTTAATGTTGACTGCTACACATCTAGAAGCAATAGCATCTTGAATTTTGTGTTGAAAATTCCCTGTGATGATAAATCTGATATTTGATTGAGCATTCTCCATCAAATTACGAAGACATTTCTGTCCATCAACAGTAGTTCCATCGAATTCATCTAATATAGCCACTTTAATACCACCATTGGAACTTCGAGTCTTGGCAAACTTCATTACCTTGTCTCGAATGGTATCAATTCCGTTTTCGTCAGAGGCATTGATATATAGATGGTCACATTTCATGATATCATCCACAATTATCCTCGCTAACGAGGTTTTTCCTATACCTGCTGTACCCACCAACATTAAATGGGGTATACACACTTCTTCCGAGAAGGTTTCGAGATATGTCCTTGATGCATCATCAAGGATTAGATCGTCTAAACATTTCGGTCTATATTTCTCAGTCCATAATTCACTATATTTCATATTTGGATATTTGTTCTTGTTTTGTACGCTGCAACTAGATTTGCGCAGTCTAAAAGACTATCAAACGTACCAACGTCGAACCACATCCTATCATCCACGTTCACAATGTCAACCTTTTCTTTCGTAGACATGGCGTTAATCACATCGACAATCTCAACCTCACCTCGTTCAGATGGGAGGACGTTTTTTGCGATTTCAACACAGCTATTTGTGAATGAATATAGACCAACTACAGCCTGTGTAGATATAAATTCTTGAGGCTTCTCAACTACACAATCTAATGTCCCATCGTCGCTAAATTTAGCAACCCCATATCGATTTGGATCATTGACGGAGTATGTATATATAGTATTAGCCTGTAGATCGAATTCATTCTGCAAAAAGATGTTATCGCCCAATATTAGAGTCACGTCATCATCCCCAATGAATGTTTCTCCAATGATAAATGCTTCAGCTAGACCCTTTGGATCTTGTTGTAGCGCATATTCGAGTTTAACACCCCATTTATCCCCATTACCAAGATATTCTTTAAGCATTGGCAACCCATCTAAGGATGAGATGATTAGAATCTCAGTAATTCCTGATTTAATGAGTGTTTGTAGAGGATAATAGATGATTGGTCTATCGTATAGAGGTAATAGTTGTTTAACTATACCGAATTCTGTTAATGGGTAAAGCCTAGTTGCTTTACCTCCTGCTAAAATGATTCCTTTCATATTATTTGCTCAGTAGGTCTAAAAGTGCGTCCTTTTCTGATCGTAAAGGATATACTGTGAGTGCTTTAATGTTGTTCAGTTGACAATTACTACGAGGTGCAACTATATCAAGGTCTGATAAAGGTACGAATTTCCAGTTTGGGTTATTATACCCACACTCCTGCATGATATCAACTACTGACGATGTATATAAAGGGTCGCCATTGACTACATTATAAATATCTTGTCCGTTTGGAATCATTTCTTTATCAATTAAGGTCTTTATGAATAAAGAAACATCTTCTGTACTACTCTTGGAGTTTTTATAATCAATTAGGTTGTCATATTTGTGTATTTTGGTCAAATATGATCTCTCATCCCCCACTTTACTAAATGGCATCCGTAACCGCAATATAAAAAGCTTATTGCGTCTAGTTACAAGCTCAAACATGTGTTTTGACTTGGAATATGTTGATGATTGGTCATATATACCGAAATCTGGTTTATCCTCTTCGGTATATACTCGTCCATATCCACTATAAATGCATCCAGAACTCAAATGAATTAGTGTCACACCAACCTCATCACATACATCTGCTACCATTTTGGGTGATACCACATTCAGATACATACACTCATCCACTTTATGTTCAGCTTCATCTACATTTGGTCTACCTGTAAACCCGCTACAGTTTATTACATGGGTGTATTGACCCACATATAATAAATTTTGGAGCACTTTGGGGCAATGGTAATTATATGCCGAACTGCTAATTATTCTAGCTTCTGGTATATATTGCTTGATTTCATTAGCCATATACCCATTTCCAAGTATAATTACTTTCATTATCCAGCCTCCTCTTCGAGTGATTCAACGTGATATTCAATAATATCTTGTAATTCTTGTAATTCTTCCTCCTCTAGTAGAGTAGTTACCACTTCTTTAAAATTTTCAAAACTTTGTGAGATGTTATCATCCTCATAATCTAGAATTTTATCATATAATACGTCAATTGCTTGATATATACTATTTTTAATTTTTGCTATTTCTTTAATTTCTTTCGACATGACTAAATATTTGATAGTATATAGTATATCAAACCACACAAATCCAATGAAAACTTTCAAAAAATTTATATTAGAATATCGCGCTAATCTAGAAGACGGCACTCCCAAACCATCAGTTCAAGTACATAATGGAAAAAATCCCAATAGGATGAATAAAAAGAAGCTTCATACAGTTGGGGATTATCAGCCTGTGAATGGAGATGCCCATAAAGTGGGTAAGATGCTAACTGGTGCAGAATTAGACAACCTATTAACTGATCATGGGTTTGATT